TAGTAGTACATAAAGGATTAAACAATACATTGCAATTTTTTGTGAGAAACAGAGACAGAGTTTTACAAAATATTGGCACAAAAACATTGTATGCTAGTGTTATAAATCCTAATACAAGTAGAAGAGTTGTATTTAAACCCTTGTCTTTAGTAAACAGCGGTACAACAGGTGAAGCAAGGTTAGACCTTAATGTAGGTGACCTAACAGACCTAACACCTGGAATTTACCAAATTGCAATTACTGAAAGTGCAGACAATGGTGCAACTGAGTCTCCTTTGTACGCAAATCAAAATGACCGAATTATAACTGATTTAGAAGTTAAAAGCAGTATGCAGTATCAACCTGCACCTACTCAAACTAAATCAGTGTTTACTCAAACACAAAACACTGACTTAGGTGATTCAGCAAATACATTTGTAACAGCCGCTATGTACGGTAATCAAAATAAAAATTATCGACACAGTAAGCATACAATAGCATTTTATATGACAGACTTTGTTGGTAATGTTACAATACAAGGTAGTGCCTTAGAAACAGCACCAACACAAGAATCAGATTGGTATGGAATCAATGCTCAAGGAGACTTTGGTCAAATAAAAATTCCTTATGCATCTGCATTTAGTGGAGTTGATCCTTTTAATTTTAAAATTAACACTAATTGGATTAGAGTACAATTTGATGTAACATCAGGATCAATGGACAAAGTATTGCTTAGAAATTAATTGACTTCTACTTACAAGATGTTATAATACAGTTATGCATCATCATGAACTAGTAGATCAGGTACACAGATTACTTATGGACAATTTGCCATTGAACAGTGGCAAAACTCCTAGTGGTTGGACAACATTTAATTGTCCGATGTGCAGTGATAAACGTAAACGTGGTGGTGTTATACAATCAAACAGCAAAATAAGTTATCATTGTTTTAATTGTAACTTTACAACAGGCTGGTCTCCAAGTCCAAGACTAGGACAAAAATATAAAAAATTAGTTGAAACATTGGGTGTTACTGCTAAAGATATTCACAGTGTTGTTTTAAATTTAATGAAACATGGTGAAGAATTAGAAGTTGAGGAAGTTGGCGATTATGTATATAGTGCCGCAGAATTCAAACAAGTACAATTACCTGATGAGTGTTCTTTAGTTGAAGACTTAGATGATAGTCATAAAGTAAAACAATATGCAATCCAACGTGGGCTATTAGGTAAGTTTCCGTTATTACATTTTAATGATAGTATGTATAACGCAAGGCTTGTTGTTCCTTTTATGTACAACAACAAATTAGTAGGCTGGACTGGCAGACATATAAATCCACCAAACAAAGAAACAGCAAAGTATCTTAAAAATCAACAAAGCGGATATGTATTTAATATAGATAGATTTGTAGACAGTAACAGAGATTTTGTTATAGTCACTGAAGGTGTATTTGATGCAATACTTATAGATGGTATCAGTGTATTAGGTAATGGTGTTACTGCTGAACAGGCTCATTTGATTGACAAATTAAACAAACGTGTTATATTATGCCCTGACAGAGATAAAGCAGGAAAGGACTTAATTGAAAAAGCAGTTGAGTTAGGATGGGAAGTGAGTTTTCCACCTTGGCACAAAGATTGTAAAGATGCCGCAGATGCTGTGGCTAAATATGGTAGATTACTTACAGTAAATAGTATTATTAAATTTGCGAGTGACAATAAAGTGAAAATACAAGTACAGGCAAAAATGTTATGAAGTTATACGCAAACGGTTGCAGTTTTACTTATGGCATAGGCGAAGTACATGATAAGAATGGTGTAAGATTGCCTGCGTCTAAAGAAACATGGCCTTATTATATGGATTTGCCATATGACGAAATAATTAATGATAGTATTTCAGGTGGTAGCAATGATAGAATTATTAGAACCACAATGGAGTGGTTAGATAAGAACAAAGACAGCATAAAAGATACAACTTTTATTATACAATGGACAATGCCTTTTAGAAAAGAATATTACAACAATATTGTTGATACTTTTGTTCATGTAGCAAACGGACAAGACAACACAGTAGGTATTGGTTTTGAAAATGATATTAAAGGTAGCAAATTACGAGATACTAATTTGTACAAGTTATACAAACAGTATGTAGAAAAATATTTTATGCATGTAACTTCAGAACAAAATATCATAGTAGAGTTTTATAAGAACATACTGTTATTACAGCATACATTTGAAAAACACAATGCAAAATATCTTTTTACATCATTGTCTGCTCAGTGTCATCCATTCCAGGAATTTATAAACATTTACAATGCAGGCACATTGTCAAGTTGGCAGTTAGATATTATAAATGTTTTAAAAAAAGAAATAGACCAATCTAAATGGTCTAACGGCACATTGTCAACTTATATGGAACGTAATTTTATTAGCCAAGAAGATAAACATCCAAACAAAGATGGACATAAATTAATAAGCAAACGTCTTTTTGAAGACTTAGAAAGGATATATGACTGAACTACAAGATTACAATGAAGAAATACAAGAACTGTTTCTAAATTTTTTAGTAACAGATCCTGAACTGTTTGTACGAGTAAACAACATTGTTGAGCCGTACATGTTTAATAGAAAGTATCAGGAAACAGTTAAGTTTTTAAAAGAACATGCTACAAATTATAGTAGCATTCCTACTATTGACCAAATAAGTGCAACAACTAATATAGAATTAAAACGACTAGATGATATTAATGATAATCATACTGAGTGGTTTTTAGACAGTTTTGAAAGATTCTGTCGACATAAGGCATTGGAAAAAGCAATATTAGAAAGTACAGATTTGTTAGAAAAAGCAGATTATGGTGCAGTAGAAGGAAAGATAAAAGAAGCAAGTCAAGTAGGGTTAGTAAAAGATTTAGGTTTAGACTATTTTGAGAATCCTAAAGAAAGGCTACAGCACATCAAAAGCCAAGCAGGAGCAATAGCAACAGGTTGGAAAAAGTTTGACCAAAAGTTATATGGCGGATTAAACAGAGGTGAAATTACAATTTTTGCAGGTGGCTCTGGTGCTGGTAAAAGTTTGTTTTTGCAAAACTTAGGTGTCAATTGGGCATTAGCAGGATTGAATACTGTTTATATCAGTTTAGAGTTAAGCGAACAACTTATCAGTATGCGACTAGATGCAATGGTTAGTGAATACAGCACAAAAGAAATCATGCGTAACATGGATGATGTAGACCTAAAAGTTCGAATGAAGGGCAAAGGCGCAGGTAAGTTTAGAGTTAAACAGATGCCTAATGGTGTAACTGCTAATGATATTAGAGCATTTGTTCGAGAATATGAAATAAATGCAGATGTAAAAGTGGATGCCGTATTAGTTGACTATTTGGATCTTATGAGTCCTATTAGTGCAAGAGTTAGTCCAGGCGATTTGTTTATTAAAGACAAATATGTATCTGAAGAATTGCGTAATTTAGCAGTAGAAAGAAACATATTGCTGGTAACAGCATCTCAGTTGAACAGAGGTGCAGTAGAAGAAATAGAATTTGACCACCATCATATTGCAGGTGGTATATCTAAAATACAAACAGCAGATAATGTTGTGGGTATTTTTACTAGTAATGCTATGAGAGAACGTGGTAGATATCAAATACAGTTTATGAAAACACGTTCAAGTAGTGGTGTTGGCAGTAAAGTAGATTTAAAGTTTAATCCAGACACATTGAGAGTAGAAGATTTAGACGAAGATGAAGAAGATGCAATCAGTGTAACATCTAGTGGACTGTTAAATCAGTTAAGTAGGAATAAAAGTATTACAGCAGACGAGCCTGAAACACAAGACACTGTGAGCCAAGCATTGAACATGCGTGAGTTTATGAAAAAAAATGACCTATAAATGATAAATACAAAAACATAGGGAATTATATTATGTCACTTAAAAAATCTAGAAGTATATTAGAAGAATTGCAACAAATTTCTGTTGACAGAGATAAGCATTTCGTCTTGGAAAATAGAGTAGAGCATATAGTGACTAGTGTACAAAATTTAAAAAGAATGCTACACGAATCTTACAGTCCAGAAGACGCATTAGACTTAGAACGTAGATTAATTAATAGTATTAAAAGCGGCGATTCTAAAAAATTCTCTAGAGGTATTAAAAAAGTTACAGAATCTATAGAGAATAGTAATGAAGATCTTTGATATTTTAAACGAAGCACCTCCGGCACAAATGTATGCTAAAGCAACACCAGGCATATCTAATGACGATATGGCGGCTGGCAGAGTTTCTGACTTGTTAAAAGCAAGAAAAAGCCAAAAACTTGTACAAAAACAAGCCGATACCAATAAAGAAAAATCAAAGAAAAGTGGCATAATGGGTAAAATTGGAAAAGAACGTACCCAAGAAAGAAACATACAAAACTTAGTTTTAGCCGCACCAAACGGATTATATTATCAATACATCCAAACTGGAAAAGGAAAAACAGGTTGGCAATGGCAAGAACTTGCTCCTAGTAATACAGTAAAGAAAGCCGGGACAAAGCCATTCAAAACAGATCCTCAAAGGAAAATGGCAGGCACATATCCTTTAAAAGATACAGATTCTTTGTCAATGAATTTAACACAAATGGCTAAAGGTGTAAAACCACAAAAAAGATATTGGGATAAAGTTAAAGACAAAGCCGTTAACGCAATAGGCGGTCCGTTAGCAAGTAAAACAATGAGTGACCCAGAAGCAAGTATGGCACAGAAAATTGGTGGTGTAGCAGGTGCGGCATTAGGCAGAGGGATGGCAAAGTTAATACCAGGTCCTGCCGGAGCACCAGAAAAATTAAAAGATCCAACAAAAATAGCAACCATGGATTTAAATGCATTTCAAAAAAGAATATTAGACCAGGCTAAATCTAGCGAAGAGAGAAAACAACTTGCACAAGACTTTTTAGCCCAAATGCAACAGCAACAGGCTAAAGGTGTTGATGTAGACAAGTATGTAAATTCTTTAGGTCCTATAATGAAAGCAACTGGTCTTAATAAAGAAGATCCTAAGTTCTATCAAGACTTTGTTACAAAAGCAAGAAGTATGAGATTAGAAGCATACAAGTATCTTAACAAAATATTAGAAATGACAGGTATTACTTGGGAGCAGTTAGGCTTTAAAGTTGTTCTCGCTGAAAGTAAATCAGATTATGTATTGCTATTACCTATTCAAGAATTAAAAGAAGCAATAGAAATTGAGAACTTAAAAGTATTAGCAGGAGTTTAATATGAGGTTTTTAGAAATATCTAAACCGCTAGTAACTCAACTAATAACTGAATCTCTTATTACAGAAAACAAAGACGGTAAAAATACTCACCTTGAACATCTAGAAGATAATATCTTTAATAAAGGATATCCAGGAGCCAAAGAAGCAGTAGACTATCTATACAGTTTACATCAAATGCTTGAAGGTAATTCTAATGCACCAGTTAATATGACAACCAAATGGGATGGTGCTCCAGCCATTGTTGCTGGTAAAGATCCACAAACAGGCAAGTTTTTTGTAGGCACAAAAGGTGTGTTTGCAAAATCTCCAAAATTAAATTTTACAGATAAAGATATTCAAACTAATCATCCTGACAAAATGAAAGATGGAGAAATGCAAAGTTCTGAAGGTCTAAGAAGCAAGTTAAGAAATGCCTTAAAATATTTAAGCAGACTAAATTGGGACACAGTTGCACAAGGTGATATGCTTTATGGCAGTAAAGAAGATATTAAAACAACTACTATAGACGGTGAAGAGAATTTAGTGTTCAAACCAAATACTATCACATACGCAGTGCCTAAGAACAGCGAATTAGGAAAACAAATTTCTTCTACAGACTTTGGCATAGTGTGGCATACAGAATATACAGGCGGTTCTACACTTGCAGATACTCAAGCCAAATTTGGTTTTGATAGCAGTGTGTTAGGACAGGCAAATGGTTTATGGCACAGAGATGCACTTATAAAAGATCTTAGCGGAACTGTAACTTTTACTAAAGAAGAAAGTAACGATATTTTAAATAGTATTCAAGAAGCAGACAATTATCTCAAAAGCATTAATGCTGACACATTTAAATGGTTACAAACAGGTGCAGACATTGGTAGTAGTATGAAACGTTCAGGCGAGTCAGGTATGGAGTTTTTAATACAATTAAAAGCACATGCCAATAATCAAGTACGTCAAGGTAAATTTGATGAACCTACAAAATTTGCAAAAGATTTTGTAACCAAGTATGTAAATTTTTGGACTAAACAAATTGATGACGTTTCAAGCCAAAAAGCCATTGATGCTAAAACAAAAATTATGGTTGATGGTGTTAGAACAATCAAAGAAAACATTCCACAAATTATTGCTGTTTATGATTTATATTTAAAACTCATAGAAGCAAAAATAAAAATTATTAGAAAACTAGAACAAATTAGACAAATCGGAACCTTTATACAAGACGAGAACGGATTCACATTAACTGGCGAAGAAGGCTTTGTTGCTGTAGACAGAATGGGCAGTGCTCTTAAGTTAGTTGACAGGTTAGAATTTAGTAGATTAAATTTTGGTTCCGGTAAGCCAGGTTCATAATGTACGAATTTCAATTAATAAATGAAGAATTAACAGAAAGTAGACTGTATAGAACAACAGGATCCTTTGGTAACCTCACAGGCAGAACTATTGCAGATTTATTGTATTTGCAAACATTAATGATGATGATGTTTGTGCAAGATAAAGAACAAAGAGATTATGGTGTAGCATATTGTAGAAAAACTGCTTCTTATGGACCATACGCGGCATTTAGAACTAGTGCAACAGATTTATATATGTTAGCCTTTGCAGTAAATCAACCTGGATACAAAAGTTTAAGAATCAAAGGCAAAGATGAATCTTTTCTAAAAGGACTTATGTTTCAAAATAGAAAACATTATGG